TAATTTGTGAAAATAAAGATCTTCGCAAAATTAAAATTGGTTTAGCAGTTATATAGATAATGAAACTAAATTTAATTATCTAAATGGCTGGCAAATTAGCGACACAAATTGAAGCGATAGAAAAGGCGGAACAGCTTTTACACTATAAAAAACTGAGGACGCTCGAAAAGGCGTTAAAGTCAGACCATCCAGACGACATGATAAAGGCGGCTAATTCATTAGCGTCTATACAACCTAAACAACCCGATGATTCAAAATCCTTCTTTGTAGACCCTCTCGAATTTCAAAGCTCGTTAGGATTCAAGGATAAACCGTTTTCGCTATCTTACACCACGCTGAAACGGATGTCAAAAGCTCCCATTATAAACGCCATAATAAAAACTCGTAAGAATCAAATTGCTGATTTTGCCGAGCCTCAATCCGACAAGTATTCAACGGGATTCGTAATTCGCAAGAAACCGAAGTTTGGGGTTAATTCTAAAATGGATGATAAGGACAAAAGGATAGCTAATGCGATAACTGACTTTATTCTAAATTGCGGGGAAGTTAATTCTTGGGAACACGATGACTTTGATACGTTCATACGAAAATCTGTCGATGATTCATTAGTTTACGACCAGATGACTTTTGAGTGCATCCGTAACCGAAGGGGGAAACTTACTCAATTTATGGCGACGGACGCTTCATCTTTCAGAATGGCTGAGTCTTACTTCGACAATAATTCAACAAACGTTTTCTTTAAAAGGAATACTGCCTTTACGAATCAAGACCGTATGCTAGGGCAGATGGTAAAGGGTTATAAACCGTCGTACGTACAAATATATCAAAACGCAGTAGTAAGCGAATTTTTGCCTTGGGAAATGTGTTTCGGTGTACGTAATCCTTCGTCTAGTATTTACGCAAACGGGTATGGCACTTCAGAACTTGAAGAATTGATAAATGTAGTTACTTCCATGTTGTGGGGAGATGAGTATAATCGTAGGTTCTTTTCACAAGGTTCGGCTCCTAAAGGGTTGTTGCGTGTTAAGGGTAATGTCAACGAAGCGTCTCTTCAACAATTTAAGCAACAATGGCAATCTATGATTACGGGCGTTATGCAAAGCTGGAAGACTCCTGTGGTAGAAGGCGACATAGACTGGATTGACTTGCAGAAGAACAATCGGGATATGGAATATACGGCTTGGATTGAATACTTAATAAAACTCGCATGTGCCATTTATTCTATTGACCCAACTGAAATAGGGTGGGACATATCAAAATCGGGTGGCGGAGGAATGTTTGAAGGAAGTCAAGCTGAACGTCTCAAAAATTCTAAGGATAAGGGGTTATATCCGCTGTTGAAATTTCTTCAACGTAAAATAAACAAATACATTGTAGAACAAGTAAATCCCGAATTTGAGTTCCAATTCGTAGGGTTAAATGGAATGACCATTTCAGAAGAGGTTGATTTGGACGTGAAGAAGCTTGGAAGTTTCATGAAGATTAATGAAATCCGCGAGAAATGGGAACTTGAACCAATTGGCGAAGAAGGTGAAATAATCGAAAACGCAGTTTATATTTCGGCTAAGACACAAGCCGCTCAGGCTACACAGCAAGCAAATATGAATGGAGCTGGAGAAGATACTTATAACCCATTTGACGAAGCTGTTGTTGACGAGGACGCTTCAGGTAGCGAATACGACAACGACGACGAGGATTCAGAAAAAGCAGAAGACAATTCATTTATAAAAGCATTTGACAATTTTTTAAAACAAGAAGAAGATGGAAGTACAAAAAACTAACGCACCAATAGTACAACTTTTGAGCGATACCATGCCAGAACCTATCGTAGATGTTCAAGTGGGCGGTACTTATAAAGGGTATGCACCTCTAGGGACAGACCCATCTCGAGCAGGTTGGAGGATATCAAAAACTACCGTTACTGGAACTGTGACGATCGTTGAATATGCGCAATCAACAATGGATTTTATTTCGGTTTGGAATGACAGATCCGATTACGTTTACACTCGCTAAAAATAAAAATCATGGCTGATACTTCAGGTTTGTATATAGGAGCTAACGCTCCGGAAGATACTACATTAATTTGGTTTGACACAACCCCTTCTCAGAAATGTCATAAAGTTTATGATTTTTTTCTTTTGAATTGGATTGTTTTGAAGCAAGAAATTATATCCGTTATTCAATACAGCGAGTTAGTTAATCTTGCTTCGGGTGATGGGTTGTCATTGGGGGCTCATTATAGAATAACAGATAAATTAAATGCGATAGCAGTTGCAATTACAACCACCAAGGTTCAATACACAGACGCATTAGGAAATATCGTTGTTGATGATTTAGGAACTAACATACAATACCACGTTACGTCATCTAATTTACTGATTGATGATTTGGCAGGCGTGTTTGATTTAACCAATAAGAAATTAATATTCACATTTGATGAAGTCGACTTTGATTTTACTGATGGGTATATTTTCGGTAAATCAAAAGTCGAGGGGATATTTTCGTTAGCAAAATACAAATTATCTAAGCTGATATCGGAGGGTCAAGGCAATTTGATATCTTGGAATAATGGATTGTATTTCAATTTCAAATGGGCGTTGGATTCTTGGAAAGATAAGGCGGGGGGATTTGTATCTAAAGAAAAATATGATACCGACATGGATTTGGTGTCCCGAGATACAACAGCGATAGGTTCTAACTATCAAAGTATTGTAGCTAAGACCGCTGAAGAAATTAATAATCAAACTTCGTCTAATGAGATTTATTCAAAGACAGTCCCATCTCTTGTCGCAACGGGAGAAGCGACGGACATATTATTAAACGATTCTTTGTTAATAATAGTGTCCAAGTTTCAACGCTGGATAAACAAATTTAAAGAAGCGACAGGAATTAAATTGTCGCTTGATTTTTCCCCATCTTCTTCTGTTTCCGCCATAAACAACAATGACAGCGTGGATTCGGCTTTCAGAAAAACGCAAGCTCAAATAAATAACACTAATGCGTTTGTTAGCAATTTTTCCAAGACTTACAGGAAACAACTTTCCGGAGATAAATCAACTTGGTTAGCTCAAAACTTAGCAGTTGGTGAATCTGTAGAAGTGTATTACGCAGATTTTTCATACGCTTGGAGTTCTGTACGCGATGTTATGAATATTTGGGCTTCTCAAGCCGACTTTATTTCTTCAAAACGTCCAATAATACAAATTATATTCAAGGCTGGACAATATCCTCTTTGGTTACGCATTACTAAAGTATCATCAACAGTTTGGGCGGCAGAAGTTCATAAAAGCGATTCGGCATCGATTTGGAGATATTTTGCCACTACATACGCAGCAAACCAAATTTTAAAACTGGATGTGGTTGCATTGACTTTGATATCCGATGACACTTTGGTTGTTTCGGGGTCTACCAAAATACAAAATTTGATAACGCTTAATGTATTGTTTGTTAAATATGACCAAACTGATGGTCCATTTAGAGACCAGATACACATCAAGGCTACTAGCAGCGAGGCGGTTGGTAGCGCATTAGTTTCTAATATAATAGGTTACGCTAGGACGACTGGTCCAGACGTCACCGTAGACCATAATATAACCATACCAATTGGAGGAGTAGAATCGGAAACATACATTATCGACGATGTGTATAATCCCGCTAACCAGCAGGAAAATGCTGTGGCTGGGGTAGATTATTCAGTGTCGATAAATAGCTTAGCACCGACCAGCGATTTGACCGAAGATTATAGCATAGACAGCACAGTTGTGTACAAATAAATAGATATACAGGGCTATAAATTTGCATAAAATAGTAATATGAGATGGAATTGAATGCTTTTCAAAAAGTTGTTTTAACAATAGACGATTTAGTCTTAAAACTAAGACTTATTTTCAGTACTGTCATGGGTTGGGGGATGATGTTTATGATGTTCGTTGCCGCAACGTTTGGCGTAAAGGCGCAATTATTTCATTGGGTGCTGTTGGCTCTTTTTATCGATTTATTTTTTGGGTGTTGGTCTTCTTTGAAGGTTCGTAAATTTAAAATAAGCATCGCGCTTTATTCAACAGCGGTGAAATTGGTAATGTATTTTGTTTTATTTTTTATGCCGTTGGTCTTAGAAAAAGTTTTAATCAACAACGACATAAGTATAGGGACTGTTTTCGTAACAGCGTTATTATGTGCAGCCGAGTTCTTTTCTGTATGCGCTCATATGTTAATAATAAAGCCTGATTTGCCAGCGGTAAAAATGATGAAGAAATTACTGTCAGGCGAAATAGCTCATAAGTTAGGAGTACACGAAGACGATGTAGAAAACTATTTTAAACAAGAAGAAAAATGACAACAGGAAACAAATTTTTGACCGCAGGAATCACTATCGTAGTTTTATTTTTCGCTGGATTGTTTACGGGGCGTTTAACAGTAAAAACTGCAATAAACACTAAAACGGTAACGGTAACTAAGAAAGTTCCGTACGAGATTATTAAAACATTGGATAACCCAGTTCCTTATGCGGTGCATGATACCGTTCCGTATGCTGTAGCAGGTAAAACAATTATTCAAAAGGTTGACACAACAGCAATTTTGGCTGATTACCATTTAGAAAGAGATTACAATCTTGATTATTCAACTGACAGTTTAGGTACGTTTAAGGTTGATGTAAAAGTTGTGGGAAATAAAATAATAAAAGCAAAATCAACCATACAACCGATTGTTAAATACATAACGACCACCAATACCATAACTCGTATTCCGGCAATTCAGTTTTACGGTATGGTCGGGTCGTCGATAGATTTAAGTTTGAATCAGGTGCAAGCGGGGATTGATTTAGGTCAAAAGTATATGATTGGGGCTTCGGCAATACGTTACGTTGGTGTTTCAGGTCCTCAAGTAGGGTACACAATAAATGTTGGTATAAAATTCTAAACACGCAAAATCATGTTAAACATTGGAGACGATAAAAGAAGAAACATATTAAAGGGGTTTGAAGACGAAATTGAAAAATCTCGCAGCGGAGTTTATGCAAATACTCCGGAAAACAAAAAACTCAACCGAGTTGGACAAAAGTATGGGGCTGAAAAGAAAGACGGTAACGAAGTTGACTCAAAGAAAGTCAAGTCGGCAGCTTCTTCTGAACAAACCATAAGAGCAAGGCGAGTTATGGATTCAGATGATTCAACTCCAGAACAAAAAGCAAAGGCAAAAGAATTTTTAGACAACAAAAAAGTTGAGTTGGACGAAAACGGCAAGAAGAAGCCGATTACGAAGACACTTGAAGAACATGCTGCAACGACCGATACTGAAACTTTGAAAAAGGTTTTGGAATCAAAAGACGCAAAAGAAGAGTTAGTTTCAGCTGCAAAGAAAGAGCTCGAGAAACGCGGGGTCAGCATGGACAAGAAATCTTCTATGGGCATGACAAAGGAAGAACACGCTGGACATGTGAAAACATTCAATGAAGCAATTGAGAAACTGTCGGGCGTTGATACTCCGGAAGCTAAAGAATCAGCAAAAAGCTTGACCGACCAGCGTAATGCTCACGAAAAAGCTTCGTACGAGTTTGATGAAAAACCTGATTCAAAAGACGTTGAAGATAAAAAAAGCGGATTTGATTTTAAAGGGTTAGCAAACCAATTAAAAGAAGCTCAAAGAATTTACGATGAGGGCACGAAAGCTGGAGATATAGACTATGGGGCGAGATATGCCATATTAAGAAAAGTCGAATTGGCAATAAGCAAAAAAATAAAACAAGACGATTTAGTCAACATGCTTGGCGAAAGACCTTTATGGCCAGATATGTTTGCGCCATTCGTTTCTAAATTTGATGACGAAAAAATACAAAGGTCTCTAGATTTTTATAAAGAGTTGAGCCAAGAAAAAGCTGGTTATTTAGATTATTACAAATATCTGACTGAAGCGGTTGAAATATCAAAAAGCAAAAAAGGCGATAAATAATATGGCAAAGAAAGATTCACATTTCATACCTTCACCCTTCAAAGTTGTAACTGAATATGAAAACAAGTTCATTTCAGAATACAACACTAATTTGTCGGGGGCGGTTGCGGATGTGTTAAAGTATATCGCTAAATCAGCGGCAGTCGACACCAAAGACGAGGACATCGATAAGGCGCAAGAAAACGACATTGAAAAGGGGCATAACGTGGGAGATATTCATCCGAACGGTAAATGGGTCTGGAAACAGCTTCCTTCAGGGAAGTATGATTGGCGTAATGTCAGCAAGAGCGATGCGAAACCCGCTGCTAAGAAACACGAAATAAATGATGAAGCTCAAGCGTACATAGATATTATTTCGT